CCCCTCGCTCCAGAGGCTAGTCAAGTCCCTGACGGATGAAGCCACTGGCGCTGTAGCAGGCGCTCGTGGTTCCGCATCGTCTGCCGCAATGAGCGCGAGTGACGCAGAACGGTCGCAGACTGCCGCTGCTGCTTCCGCAGATGCAGCCTCCGCCTACGCCGCCACGGCTGACGCAGACGCAATCGGCTCGCACGAGTCAGCCATTGCCGCTGACCAATCAGCCGTCGCTTCTGCCACATCGGCAACCGCTGCGCACACATCGGAGACCAACGCAGCCTCCAGTGCGTCCGCTGCGCTCGCTTCACAGATCACGGCGAACGCAGCCGCCACCACAGCGACGAACAGCCGTGATGCAGCCGCCACCTCGGAGAAGCTCGCAACGCAGTACGCGAACGCGCCAGTCAACACCGAAGTGGAGCCTGGGAAATACTCGGCCTATCACTGGAGCGAACAGGCACGCCTGAACCTTCTCGGCTCGCTGATCTACAAAGGAGGCTGGGATGCATCGAAGGGTGCATACCCGACGTCTCCGAAGCTGGGTGACTTCTACCTCATCACTGTCGCCGGAACGATGGGAGGCAACAAGCACTCCGTGGGCGACATGATGTTGTACGACGGTTCCACCTGGGATCGTGTAGACAATCAGCAGTCCGTGACGAGTGTTGCGGGACGCACGGGAGCCGTAGTGCTGACGATGGATGACGTCGGCGGGCTACCGGTGGCACTCAACGGGAAACAGAACTCTCTCGGTTTCACTCCTGTGCAGCAAGGCGGCGGTGTCGGCCAAGGCACCAACACGGTGAAGATCGGGTGGGCCAATGATGGCTCCAGCAAGGTCAAGGTCACGATTGACGTAACCGACCAAGGCAACATCGCTATGGAGGCGTGGGCCAATAATCGGTTCATTGTCAGAGGTGCACAGAACGGCTCGGCAAACACTGCGTTCACGTCTAGCTCTCCGCCCGGTATCAAGGACATTAGCGCCTCGGGAAACGATGGGAACACCGCGCTACGCATCTCAAACAACGGCAACAACGCGGCGTCTTCGGTCATCTCGTTCCTCCGCGACGGACAGTTCGGTTGCCACTTCGGCCTCGATCAGGACAACGTACTTCGATACGGTGGCTGGTCATTCGGTGCAGTGGCTTACCGCGTACTTCACGAAGGCATCAGCAACCCCACCTTCGCGAGCCAGCTCAACGTCAACAATGCTGATATCCGATGTACAAATTGGGTGTACGCATCGAACTTTCAGATTCAGTCGGACAAACGACTGAAGTCCTACGCCGTTCGGCTGGATGGCCGGAAGGAACTTGAGAACCTCAAGCGGCTCATTGCTCGTTCCTACGTCAAGGCTGAGAAGCTTGAATACGGATTGTTCGCGCAGGAGTTGCGAGACGTCTACCCGTCGATGGTTGATTCTGGCGACGGTCCTGCAGGTCCCGACACTCTCTCAGTATTCGCAATGGAACTTCTGGCCCCTATCGTGGCCGCAATTCAACACCTGGACCGCCGCATGACGGACGCGGGGTTGTAATGGCCGTCTCGAATCCAGCCAGCTTCGCTTCGATCATCGCGGAGTTCGGCGGCAGTGGAAGCTTCCGCGACTACTACCGTGGCGGCCCGTACGTACCGAACGCGCCTGCAAATCAGAACATCTCCACCGATCCGAACACCCTGTCTATGGCCGCTTTTGCGGGGGCCGTTCGTGCTGTTCCGATGTCCGTCAGCATCAGCCCCGCAACCCTCTCGGTGAACAACACGACCGGCACGGCGACATGCAACATCACTGGTGGCATCGCTCCGTTCTCGTTCTCTTGGACCTACACCTACAACTCTGGATCGGGCGGCACCATGCCGTCCTTTGGGTCAACCACAAATCAGACATGCGGCGTCAGTGCAGGCGGCAATCGCGGTAACTGTTCAATAACTCTCTACTGCACCGTAACCGATTCTGCGGGAACTCAGGCTCAAGCAAGCATTCCATGCAACATCATCAAGACTACTGGCTAACCCACTTCAATGAACCAAGACACCAAGCTACTCGCCACGCTTGGACTGATCGGTGCCTTTATCGGCATCGGCCAGCTCCTCGCATCGGGCGACAAAATCACGGCACGTGTTGCCGTCTCCCGTGCAATCCTCTCGGGCGCGCTCGGCCTCTGTGCCGCCGCGTCCACACTCGTTTTCCCTGAGTTGACCTTCACGGCCTCTGTTGGCCTCGCCTGTGTCATCGCATCCTTGGGCACCTCTGCCTTGGAGCGTCTGTTCCAGAAGTTCCTAGCGAAGTAATGGCAGCAAGTAAGGAATCGCTGGAGGCCCTGCATTCTGCAATCGCAACCAAACTCACCGAGTCCATCGAGAAGATGGATTCTAGTGAGAAGGGCCTAGCTGCGCTGTTGAACGTTGCTCGTCAGTTCGTCAAGGACAACGGCATCGAAGCAGTTCCCGCTCCTGGTAGTGCGCTCGGTGGGCTCACCGAGAAATTGACGCAATTTCCATTCGACCCTTCAGAGGTCCATTAGCCTGGGCAAATGAGACGTTTTTGTGCATCTTCGATTCGTTGTTGGAGTTTCGCCTGCTCCGCTTTGTAATCGTCTAGGTAGTACGCATTGCCTGGGTTTACCGAACCATCCGGTCTCGATTCTTGTAGTCGATAGATCTCGTTTTCAACGGACATCAACTGGTCATTTAAGTTGTCGATGTATTTGAGAATTCCCTCATTGTCAGCCTTCTTGAGACTGGATAGTGAGGCTTGGCACGCATCGAATGACTTCTGTAATTGTTCAGAACTTTCACCTATCGACTTGCAAGAAATATCTTGTTGCTTTGTGTCCAACAGTTGCTCATGAAGTTTCTGAATTTGATCTTGGGATGCACCCCACTTCTGTTCCCAGGCGGCTTCCTTGGCCTCCCAGTCTGCTTGCTTCTGATTCAACTCGTTCAATTGCTTAGTCAGATCGTCGTTCTGTCGCTTCTCGACATTGCCGTACACGACACCCGCGATAAGGCCGCCAGTAGTTGTTATCAACCCCAAGGTAGTCCCTATCACCTTCAGCCATTGCAACGTTTTTTGAGGGGCGCTGGGTGTTGGTGATCCGTGTGCGCTCATAAGTAATCCCTGTTTGGCCTCCCCACTGAGGTCAATTGGAATCTTACAAAACAAAATACAAAGGATAAATGCTAGACAGGAACCATCCGTTCCTCGACTTCCGAAACTTCGTCTATCACATCTGGAAACATCTCAATCTCCCGTCACCCACGCCTGTTCAGTACGACATCGGTTCGTACCTCCAACACGGCCCACGTCGCCGGGTGATTGAAGCTTTCCGTGGTATCGGCAAGTCGTGGCTTACCGCCGCGTATGTCTGCTGGCTGTTGTGGAAGAACCCGCAACATAAGATCCTCGTCGTGTCTGCGTCGAAGGATCGCGCTGATGCGTTCTCCATCTTCGTCAAGCGATTGATTGAGACGGTGCCCGAGCTGGCCCATTTGAAACCCCGTGGTGACCAGCGAGACTCCAACCTCGCATTCGATGTTGGTCCTGCCCTGCCCGACCAATCCCCCTCAGTTAAATCCGTGGGTATCACCGGTCAGCTCACCGGCTCCCGCGCTGACACGATCATTGCGGACGACGTTGAGGTGGTGAAGAACTCTGCCACGGTGGCACAGCGCGAGAAGCTGTCGGAACTCATCAAAGAGTTCGACGCGATCCTCAAGCCACTACCTACGTCCGAGATTATCTACCTGGGCACACCGCAGACTGAGGAGTCCATCTACAACCGACTCCCTGAGCGTGGCTATGAAATCCGTGTGTGGCCTGCGCGGTATCCGAAAGATCAGAAGCACTTTCAGCAATACGCTGGCCGCCTCGCTCCGTTTATTGCGGAAGCATTCGAGGAGAAGCGCGGCCTCCCGTGGTCACCTGTGGAACCCACTCGATTCCACGAGGAAGACTTGCTGGAACGAGAAGCGTCTTACGGACGCTCTGGCTTCATGCTTCAGTTCATGCTCGACACTACGTTGTCGGACAGCGAGCGGTATCCACTCAAACTCTCTGACCTCATCGTGTTCGACATTGATCGTGAAGTGGCGCCCATTCGCATCGTGTGGGCCTCTGCGCCCGACCACGTTGTCAACGACATACCCGCTGTAGGATTCACGGGCGACCGCCTGCATCGTCCTATGTACGTCTCAAAGGACATGGAGGAGTTTACCGGTGCTCTCATGACTATCGACCCCTCGGGCCGTGGTGGTGACGAGACTGGTTACACAGTGACAAAGATGCTGCGCGGCATGGTGTACCTACGTCGCGCCGGTGGGATACCAGGTGGTTACTCCGAGACGTCATTGGAAACCATCGCGCACATTGCACGTGCCGAGAAGGTGAAGACGATCCTCGTCGAATCCAACTTCGGTGACGGCATGTTCAACACCCTGCTGGAGCCTGTCCTTCGGCGCATCTATCCATGCACAGTCGAGGAAGTCCGTAGCAACGGCCAGAAGGAACGTCGAATCATCGACACACTGGAGCCTGTGTTGAACCAACATCGCCTTGTCGTGGACGCTGCGTTGCTTCGTGCAGATCAGAAGGACGAACCGAAGTTCCAGTTGTTTCACCAGCTCACGCGCATCACTCGTGATCGCGGATCACTGAGACACGATGATCGCCTGGATGCATTGGCGATGGCTATCTCGTACTGGACGGCTTGGCTAAGTCGGGATGTGACGCGTGAGGAAGACCGACGGATGGAGGAGCTGATGGAGGAGGAGTACCGGAAGTTCGAGGAGTCGGTGCTGGGGTACTCGTCGCCGCGCTTGAACTTCTTTGATAACTACTAGCCTTCTGTGGAAAATCGCCTTTGAGATAGGAG